AAAATTAAGTTTAACAAAAAATAAATTTGAAGATGTAACATCATTTACAATTCTTGTAAAAATTGTTCTATTAGCGGATTCTAATGAATATCTTATTAAAAAATTTTCGTGACACCAAGTTACAGTTCTATATGTGAATGTGCCACCTGTTCTTTGTTTTTGTCGATATCTATTTGCTATCTCTGTATCAGCAGTCAAAAACATAGGTTCATAAGTTCTTTGCAATTCTTCCGATATAAAGTCTGGATTTCGTACTCCTGCACTTGGTAAAAAACGAGACAGTGCACTATAATATCCAAGAGCATTGGCAGCTCTAATTGGTCCTAGAAGTGCATTATTATTATTCAAGGTTCTTATCACATCCAATTGAGTTCTTCCATATGCTTCAATTCTTGATCGTAATCTTGAATCTGCATCTACAATTTCCATTATAGAAGAGGGTTTGAATGTATTTGAACTAGCTGTTCCACCTTTTGCTGATACATTAATAACTCTTCCATCAGTGTTTATTAATTCATAATCTTTTGTTTTAACACCTTTACCAACAATATTAATTAGTGACGATTGATTCACTCCATAACTTTTACCAGATTTATCCACTTTGCCAACTAATCCCCTTTTTATGCAAAAAATTGGTCCAAGTGCTTCACCAAATTCTTTTTCTATTGATGCCATTGGAAGATCTGTTGTATTATATCCAGATAAATTTCCAGATCCCATCATCTCATAATCAACTAAATCTAACAAATAATCCTGTAGATCCCCATTAATATCTTGTCTACTCCTAATTGATGACTTTAAAATTGAGACATAATTTGTTAGATTGTACTGTCCCGATAAACCAAATTCTTGAGGTTTTAAATCAACATTATTTAATGAAGCAGGTTTTATTAAATCATTTACATCAACATAATAAGTTTCTTCTCTAAATTGTATTGCTACAATTTTTTTTCTCATCTCTGAAGATCCCTGTGAATCATTAGGATGACTCCCAGATAGATTATCAATATAGGTTACATCAGTTCCCATCATCAACGGAACATTTAATCTATTTCCTTCCTCATCAAATACAGCAGTGCTCCCAGTTTTAATTCTTGTATTTCGGTCTAGTCCTTGAAAATGAACTCTCCATGCTAAATTTCCTGTTCGAGCAGCCATCTTTTTGACTATTTATTTCTAGATATGCTAACTTTATTCCTTTTTGCTCTAATACAATTTTTTTTGCTTCGGTCATCTTTTTATGATAAAAGATAATCGGTTGTTCTAATCCTATGTCGCCACTCATTCTTCTTCCTCCAAATTCGACGGTTTACCAAAAGTTTTATATTCTAGTTGCTGTTTTAAGAAGTCAACTTGTAACTTTAAACTTTTGTTTTCTTTTTCAAGAGCAGTGATATGCTCTTCATAAACATGAATCATATTCTCCAATTGTTCATTTTTTAATTCTAACTCATAGTCCATAGGGGGGTATAGTATATTATAAATTTAATATTCTCTTAATTATCTGTCGTCTGCTGCTCGATTCTCTGAATGGTATACATCAAAGTCCCCACCAGGATATCTTTTCTTTAACTTTTCTACGTTTCCTGCGACCACATCTTCGATTGAAACATCAAGTGCAGCACACGCTTGCATCACGTACCACATAACATCACCCAACTCAATAATAAGATGTTCTCTATTATCGTCGTTCCAAGGCTTACCTTGGAAAACCATCTTCTTAACGATCTCCATAAACTCACCACCTTCAGCACTAATGCCAACAGCAGCAGTAAGAAGCCTGTGAATATTGGCACCCTTTCCGTCAAGGGAACTAATACTTTCAATAAAGCATTGATAATCTTTACTGGAATCGGATGTGACACCATCCACGAATAGAGCGTACTTATCAAAGTCAATTTGTTTTGTCATTAAAATTTAAATTCTGCGAACGATTTTTTAAATGGTTTCTTCTCTTTATCATTATACTCTTCGTCTTTTTTGTTGTCAAGTATATCGTCTTGTGCCTGTTGCTCACAATCATACAATCTCATCTTTGCACGATCAACTCCTACAACAAACCTCTTGTATATGGTTGGGTCGTTGTAACGATTCTTAAGTTGTTTAACCATTATCTGATTTAACGCTTCCAGTTCCTCAGTAGATATAAGAGCAAACATAAGATCAGCAGTGGCTGGGAGACCAAAGGATTCACTTGTATCAGTAAGATCAACATCACTACTACCATAGCCAGAACGAGTCGTCTGAGTAGCGGAGACGATAGGTACATTAGCCTCAACTGCAAGACCACGGAGCTCTTCAGCAATCGCCTTAATATAGGAATACGAGTTGACATTGTTGTTTGTACGATAACGTGACGATGCACATATATTTAAGTAATCTATGAATATTATATCAGGTACAAATGATTTTTTCAATGCAAGTTCATTGAGTAATGATTTAAAATGACCTGAATGTGCAGCTGCAGTAGGATACTCTTTAATTATAAGAGTCCCTTGCGTTTTCTTTGTAATATTATTTACCTTACTTTCAAACATAGGTTTGGGAAGTTCGGTTATATTTTGTATATTTACATTCAATAAGTTTGCATCAATTCTTTCTGCAATCTTTTCTTCTGCCATTTCAAGAGTAATGTATAAAACATTCTTACCATCTAAAAGTACAGAGCTAGCGTGATGACACATAAAGAGAGATTTACCAACACCAGTACCTGCAAGAGCAATATTGAGTGTTTTATTTGGGAGACCTCCCTTTGTAATTTTATTAAAGAGTTCAAGGTCGAATTTAATTCTACTTTCTTTCCTGTGATAGGATTCAAATCTTTCTTCATAGTCCTCCAAGTAATCGTGACCTACATGATTATCGAAAGAAACAGCCAGAGCGTCAGAGAGAATGCTAGGAATAGCATCCCTTCCTTTTTTGTCATCTTGTCCATCTGCAAGTGCGATTGATTCCATGAGTGCCAAATATATAGCACGATCACGACACCATTTCTCTGTTGAATCAAGTAACCATTGACTATCTACAGGTGCATCATCAAATGTTTTTGTGGTATCTCTTGCCTCTTTGATTTCTGTTTCTGTTAAATCAGTTCGATTCTCAATCTCAATATTAAGTGCTTCGATTGTGATTGCAGCATCATACTTGACAATAAATTGTGTTGCCTCTTCAAATATTATCTTTTCAGTTTTATTCTCAAAGTAATCTGGTTGAATGAATGGAATAACTTTTCTTGAGTATTCTTCATTAAAAATTAGATTACGAAGAATGGTGGTCTCAATTCGTTCCATATGAGTATTCTTCTTTTGCAATATTATCTAACTTTTCCATTATATCATCTGTAAAATATTTGTCTGGGTTTTTGTATATTTCTTTTGCATATACTTTTTTACCATCCATTTCATATCTACCTGCAACATTTTTCCAGAGACCACCTTTCTCCCCTAAGTCTAAAAGACCATAGTATTTGTCTAATCCTCTATCATCATAATATAATCGAATTTCAACTTCTTTATTTTCTTTGCTTAGACGTGACTTATGAGTCTTTGCCTTGATAATGTTTCCAATGACATCTTTTCCGTCTTTTTCTTTCTTCTTGGTAAGATAGATGATTGTAGATGCAGCATACTTGAGACCGCTGCCTCCTCCCATTTCTTTAGTTGGGACGTAAGATCCGATAACGTCATAGGTGTGATTAGTAACAATAAGTGGAATGTTTGCTTGACCAAGTTTAAGTGTAAGCATTCTGAATGCTCCTTTAACAAGTTGAGATTTGGTCATATCTCTGACTTGTTTATCGTTTAGGGCATCCGTGATTTCTTTCTCTGTAGAAAGCATACCTAAAGAATCTAATACAAACATACAAGGTTTGCGATTCTCTTCATCTGTCTTTAAGTATATATCTACTGCCTTAAGTGCCTTACCACGAAACTCTTCAATTGTAACAACGTTCACAACAACTGTTCGTGTTAAGTCAACCCCACGAGATTTAAGTAGTCCTTTGTTGACAGCAGCCTCGGTGTCAAAATAAAGGCAGTAACCATCAGGGTTAGTATCCAGAAAGTTTTTGACAACAGCCAAGGAAAAATAAGTCTTTCCAGTACTGCTTTCACCAGCGATGGCAGTAATCTTATTACTAGAAACACCACCATAAATGGAACCGCTAACAAGCGAATTGAAGATATGACTTCCTGTATCAATGAATCTTTCTGTTTCATCTATATCTTGTGCTACTTTGGTAAAATCGTCACCAATCTCTTTTACAATTTCTTTCAAGAAATCCATTCTTTACCCTCTTTACGATGATGTACTTCAACATAGGCTTGACACTTTGGACAAGATAAATTTGTTACGAAGTCATATGCATGATCTTCGCCATAGAACTCTTCTTCTAAATCGTGATCTCCACCCCAGATGAGTTCAGTACCACAGTGCCAACAATCCATTTTATTTTTATTATACTATTTTTATTTCAAATCGTCAAGCATCTTCAAAGAAAAATACTTGATTATTTCTATATTCATTTGAAAAATACATATCATTTACAATATTCATTCCATGAGGAAATTCATCTCCATCAAATAAAACTAATCTATTATATTTTGGTTCTAGTGTTTTTATAATTTTATATTTTTCTTTTGGTCTCCACGGTGCCTCATGTTCATTAATATTATCCATGAAATATATTTCATCAGTAATCTCTGAGTATAGACTAGTTCCACATTCACTGTCATTTTTATTAAAATATACTATACCATTATACCCTTCGTCTTGATGAGGCCACCAAACACAATTTTTATAATCATTAAAATCATTTTTATAAAACCTTGCTTGATTTGTTATGATATCATATGATATAGGTTTTCGAGATATCAAATTACTTAAAAAATTTACAACTGGTTTTAATCTACTATCATAAACCTCCAATCTTCTATCTTCAAAAAGTATATTATTATAAGTTGGACCACTCTGATATTCTTTATGAAGAGGTGCAGGATTTTTAAACAAAAAATTATTAATTATATCTGGATTCTTATAAAAATTATCAATTGTATAAATTATAGAATCTAAAAGAACCTCCTTTTTAATATTCAAATGTTCACTTAATTCAAACATTAAATTGTAATACCTTTATCCCTTAATATTTTTTTATAAGGTCCGTCAGGATTATTATCTCTGACATCTTTAACTTCTTTCAAAAGATGATATAGTCGTGCATCTCCTCCAAGAGAAAGAGCATTTACGATTGTTTCTAAATCGTTATCATTAATAGGTAATTCCATTAGGAAAAAAATAGTTCTAAGTTTACAGTTTTTTCAACATTCCACCCAATTGCATCGAGGATTGCTTTAAGTGGTTCAACAAAACTTTTGTCAAA